CGTGCCCTCGATGGAGGAGATCATCATCGGGGAGAGCAAGACGACACGCGTATCCGTCAAGGCCGTGACCGCCGATGCCGTGACCGTGGCGGGCTATGGCGTGATCTTCGGCGGCGTCGATCTGGAGGGCGAAACCTTTACGCCGCAGACAGACTACATGCTCGACCTCGTGCCGACCAAGCTCGTGCTATACGACCACTCGCTAGGGCAAGTAAAGCACATCATCGGCAAGACCACGCAGGTCGAGCCCGACGAGTTCGGCATCTGGGTCGAGGCCGAGCTAAACCGCCACGCCGCCTATGTCGAGCAGATCAAGGAGCTGGCCGAGAAGGGCGCGCTGGGCTGGTCATCCGGCAGCGCCGGACACCTGACGCGGCGTGAGGGCAAGAGCATTACCGCCTGGCCCATTTTGGAGTTTTCCTTGACGCCCACGCCGGCAGAGCCGCGCACGCTGGGCGTCGAGGTTCTCAAAAGTTTGGCGAATGTAGACGCTACCTATAGCGCATTACTGCCAGAGGGCGGGACGCCGCCAGTGCAGGATGCGGACGGGGCCGAAACGGAAGCCGCTGAATCTGTTTCTGTTCCTGATAAGGAGATCATCATGAGTGACGAAGCCACCCCTACGGTGGATGTGAACGCCATCGCGCAAGCGGCGGCTAATGAGGCAGTCAAGGCGTACGTGGCGACGCTGAAGCCGGACAACCCGCAGCCGTTGGCGACTACCGGCGCACCCATGTACATCAAGAGCCTGAACGACAGCCCGATCAAGGCTATGGCCTACTATCTGCGCACCGGCAAGGCCGTGAGCGATCTGCAATGGATCGATAACGGCGAACTCAAAGCCTACAACAACACGGACATGAATATCGCCACCCCTGCCGACGGTGGCTATGCCGTTCCGACCGGCATGTTGCAGGAGATCATCGCGCGCCGTGATGAAATCTACGTCGGCGCGCGGCTCGGTGTGCGCAACATTCCGGGCAAAGGCTTGACCGTCAACGTGCCCATCGACGCCGAGGCCGATGTGGTCTTTACCGCCGTCAACGAAGCCGCGTCGATCAACCAGGATGCGCCCGCGCTCAACCAAGCGGCGATGACGCTGGTCAAGTATGCCAAGTACATCACGCTTTCCTGGGAACTGCTGCGCGACGAGGACGCCGATCTGATTGCCTTCCTGAATGACTGGCTGGCGCGCGGCTGGGCGGGCACGCTCAACAGCCTGCTCGTCACCGAAGCGGCGGCGGGCGGCACGGCGGCGGTCACGGTATCCGCCACGCCCACGGCGGCGCAGATTGCGAGCTTGGCGGGTGCGCTGGCCCCTGAATACCAGGACGGCGCAGCCTGGCTGATGAACCCGGCGATCTATGCCACCTTGTCGGGCATCACCGGCAACCCCTTTACCTTCGTGTCCACGCCGCAGGGCAACATCAGCGGGCCGTCGCTCATGGGCTATCCGGTGGAGCGCAGCAGCTATGCCGCTACCGCAGCGGCCAGCGCAAAGGTGATCTACTTCGGCAACTGGAATTTCATGGGCGTACGCAACCCGACTGAGCTGACGTTGATCCGCGACCCCTACAGCGCATCGCTGACGGGGCAAGTGCGCATCGTGGCTTGGTTCGATGCGGTCTTTAAGACGCTGCAAGCCGAGGCGATTGTCTACGGTACACAAAGCACCTGATTGGGGGACTGAGGGATAATGGCCCGCCTGCTCTGCTACACGCCAACTTATGCGGATGCGCTGAATGAGCGCACTGTCCAATCCATCGTTGGGCAGGTCACGCCGCATACGTTGGTGTATGAGATCGGGCGGGTCAACCCCTACCCTGTGCCGGATGTGCGCAACGTCACGGCGCAATACCAGTGGGCGCGTGCGCTGGCGCTGGCGGGCGAGTATGACGCCTTGATCACGGTCGAGCATGATATGGACTTGCCCCCGCACGCCATCGACACGCTGTGGAATGACGGGGCGGATGTGGTCTATGGAACCTACATGTTCCGGCACGGCTGGCCGCTGGTCGTCAACGCCTTGCAGTACATCAACGGGCGCAACATCGGCCAGTCGCTGACCCTGCACCCCGACGAACACCAGCAGGCGAAACAGGCGGGGCGCTGGCGCGTGTCGGGCGTGGGCCTGGGCTGCACGCTGATCCGGCGCAGCGTACTGGAGCAGATTGATTTCGAGCCGGACAACGATGGGCAAGCGTGCGATATGCCCTTTGCGCGGGCGTGCGTGAAGGCGGGTATCGAGCAATACGCGCGCTTCGATGTGGCGTGCGGGCACGCGACCCGGCAGGGGATGATCTACGCGTGAGTTTCTTACATGTGATCACCCGCTGCTACCGTCGCCCGAACATGCTCATGGCGAACCTGGCGAGCATGATGCAGCAAACGGACGGCGACTACGAGCAGACGCTATTGGTGGACACCGTGGGCCGCGGCATGGGCTATGCCCAGGCGCAGCTTACCGACTACGCTCCCCATCTGCGTGGGGAGTATGTATGGCTGCTCGACGATGACGACCTGTGCGTGTGGCCGGAGATGGTGAGCGAACTAAAGCAAAAGGTTGCAGGGGCACGCAAGCAACCCGACGTGATCATGGTGCGCATGCAGCATGGCGGCAGCTTAGGCGTGCAGCCGGACGGCGCGCATTGGGGCAAGCCGCCGGTGTTGCAGCATGTGGGTTGCTCGGCCTACCTCGTGCGGCGCGACTGGTGGCAAGTCCACGCCCACGCCTGGGCGACGGCGCACTACAACAGCGACTACGATTTTATTGAAGCGGTATGGGACAGCAATCCTAGCGTGCTGTGGGTGGATCGCATTGCGAGCGCGTGCCAGCGCATTAGCCACGGAGAACCCGAATAATGTACGTGACCGTGGGCCAACTCATGACGCATGTGGGTATCTCGAACCCCACCGAATCCGACAAGGTGCAGCTGCACGGCTTCATCGCGGCGGCGCAGGCGATCATCGAGCGCCAGACGCATCGCGTCTTTGAGGCGGCAGACGATTCGGTGAAATACCTGGATGCTACCTGCGACGTGAGCGGGTCGCTGCTATGGCTGCCGGGCGACCTGTGCGCCATCACTTCGATCACCAACGGCGACGGCGTGGCGGTGGCGGCTGACGACTACGTGACCGAGCCGCGCAACCTGACGCCCTGGTATGCGATCAAGCTGCGCAGCCGCAGCGGGCTGGCCTGGACATACGACGGCGACCCTGAAGATGCGATTGCGGTGGAAGGGCGCTGGGCGTACAGCATCAACCCGCCGCGCGACATCCAACAGGCGACCTTGCAACTGGCACACTGGCTTTACCGGCAAAAAGATTCTGTGAACGATCTCGACCGGCCGCTGATGGTGGGTGACGGCAACGTGATCATGCCGGCGGCGCTGCCCGTGGCGGTGGCGAAGATGATCCATCCCTATGTGAGGTTCCGTGCCTAGCGAGATTCTCAGCATCTATGATGCGCTGGCGGCGGTGACGGTAAGCGACGGCGTGCGCGAGATTGCGGCGCGCAATCTGGCCGAGCAGCCGAATGCGATCAACACCGCAGATGCGCCGCTGAGGATGCTCACCGTGATCGACCCGCTCAACAGCACAGACCGGGCGCGCAGCGACGACGTGTGGGGCGCAGCGGCGGGGTCGGGCTTCTACACGGTGACGTGGACATTGTTCGACGTGCTCTACCATACGCCGCTGGCGCAGGGGCGCGGTGTGCGCGATGTGAACGTGCCGCTGCTGACCTACATCCGCAACTATTACGCCATGCTCGCCGCCAATACGGCGGCGCTGGACACGTTCGGGGCGGTGGTGCAGCGCACGCTGATGCTGCCGATGGTGTTGGAGTACCCGCGCCAAAGCGGGCACGCATGGTACGCCGTGCGCTGCATGTTGACGATCTACGAAAGCAATTGCGATTAGGGGGCGACCATGAGTACATCACGCCGTTTCTTGCAGGGCCAGGCCGGTAAGCAGGCGGTATTCGGTACGTTTGTCGTGCCGGACTTCCAACTCCCGTTCACGGGGCGCTATGTGGATGCGGGGGACTTCCACGAGGCCGAACTCGACGCCGGGCGATTGTGGCCGGTCGCCATCGTCAACCGTGTGTCGCACCATGCGACGTTCACGCTCAACGGGGCGGCGTTCTTCGAGATGATGCCGGTCTTTTTCAATGCGGGCCTTGACGACGATGCTGCGCCCACGGGCAGCGACCCGTATACCTACGTCTATTCGCCTTCGCTGACCACGGGCGGCGAGGCCATCCCTTACACTTTCATGTTCGGGGGTGGCGAGAACATTGGCGCCACGGGGCCGGCGGTACGCATTCAGGACAGCTATTGCCAGCAGATCGTGCTGACCGGCAACCTCAACAGCCGCGACGTGCAGATCAGCAGCAATTGGTTCGGCTCCAGCGTGAATGCCAACAATTTCGCCGGGCATAATTTCATCACCGGGATCGGGATGCCGCCCAACCTGAACATGCTGCGCTTCCCCTTTGCCTCGCTGGAATATGACGACGCCACGCTGACGGGCGGTATCTTCTCCGGCATGACGGCGTTTGAGTGCAAGCTCATGGACTGGACGCTGACGATCAACACGGGGCTGACGCCACAATGGGCGGCGGACGCCAATTCGCTGACCATGTGCGGGGCGTTTATCGGTACGCCGAGCGTCGAGTTTGCCGCCACGCTCAGGACGACCGAGGACACCTTCCAGGCGATTGTTGCCAACGCCAACGGCGAGTCGCCCACCTATGAAGAATTGATGTTTACCTTGACGGGCGCAGATGGCCGGTCGGCGGTCTTCCGTATGACGGGGCGCTGGATGCCGGTCTCCTCGGCGCACGAGGTGAGCGGCGAGGAGGTCGTGATGAACGCTACGTTTAACGCGGGCGGCTACCCTTCGCAGACGACCACGCCGCACGCATTCGACGCCACATTCATTACCAAGTGGAATCATACGTGATCGATTTAACACGCACGGTCGCCTGCCCGTTCGCCGGTTTTGAGGGCTGCGAGGTGACATACAACCTGATGGCGAGTACCAAGCAGCTAGAGGCGTTTCAGGCCGAATATGGCGGCGGTGGCACAGCAGAACCGATTGTTGTCAAGATCACCGGCTGGCCCTTCAACGGCACTGACCCGTGGAGCAAGGATGCGCCGATGATGTGGCGTATCTGGGCGGCGCGGCGGGGCATTCAACGCGCAATTGCGGATTTGAGCGACGACCCTGATTTTTAGACAGCCTTGAGGCGTTTCACGCGGCATGGCTTCAGGGCAAATGGGTGACGCCGCCGGAGTTATATGCCGACCTGATTTTGATACCGGCAGAACTGCACATTGACCCGTTGCGCTTTGCCGAGTATCCACCGGTGTTGCAGATGCAGATTCGGAGACTCTTGCCGTACTACATGATGGGGAAGCGGAATGGCTGAAGTGGCCCTCGACATCGTGATCAACGCTGTAGACAACGCTTCCGGCAAGCTCGGCGGCATTGGCAAGGTCGCGGGCGGGCTTGCGCTGGGCGGGCTTGCCGCGCTGGGCGGGGCGGCGGTCGCCGTGGGCAAAGCGGCGTTTGATATGTCGATGGAATATGACGCGGCGATGGATGCATTGACCATCGCCACGGGCAAGACGGGCGACGCGCTCGACGACATGGGCGCAACCGTTCAAAGTCTATACGGCGGGCAGGGCGGACGCGGCGGGCGCGGCTTGCAGGATATTGCTGAGGTACTCGGCACAGTATCGCAGCGCACACGCTTGACGGGAACAGATTTAGAGGGCTTTACCGAGCAGCTATTCCGGCTTTCTAACCTGACCGACACTGACGCCAACGCCAATCTAGACACGATGACGAAGCTCATGGCGCAGTTCAACATCGACGCCAAAGAGGGTGCGGCGACGATGGACTTGCTCTTTGGGTCGGCGCAGCAGTCGGGCATGGGCTTTGACGAGTTGACGGCAAGCTTGCAAAAGTTTGCGCCGGTGGGTCAAGCGTTCGGCCTGGGCATGGAAGATCAGATTGAACAGATCATCATGTTTAAGGAGGCGGGCGTTGATGCGCAGACGATGACCGTGGCGCTGCGGACGGCGCAGCAAGCCTTAGCAAAGGATGGCATCGAGCCAACC